GTAATAGCCAAATATGGATGCATAAAAATGAATTTGTGAATTTCCCAAGCTTATTTGATTACTTTTTCCAATTTAAAAAGAAGAGCCTGCTTCCTTAAGGCTCTTCTTCTATATATTCACATCCGTCCCATAAGAGTATTGGTTACTGCACCCTTTGGCTGCTCTTCCCAAGCATATATGATTTTTATGGATTGTGTATCTCTTGGTTGCCATTCGATATAACCCTGCTTTTGCAGACCATCTAATGCCTTGAAGATATTACCCACGCGGGCACCTGTCTTCTTTTCCAGTTCCTTGATGTCGGGCATCCTGCGGTGAAGATTGGAGAAGTTATACAGAATGCGAAGTGTCTTTCTTTCTAAGTCAGACAGCATGACGATTCACCACCGGATTCATGGCTAAGATGTTTTCCAGTTTGAACGTTCGGGCAGATTTACTGAACATGCAATAAGCTTTTACAATTCCGTCAGATATCCCGCTGACCCGTATCTGTCGCTGGGTAATCTTCTGATTTCGATCCAAATAAATTATCTCAACGATCTTCCCAATATACTTATCCACTCAGATCACACCTCTTTTAGGAACGTTTGTTCTAATTATAAAACAGGAACGTTTGTTCCTGCAAGGTGATATAAAAAATAACCTGCCACAAAAGACAGGTTATTTACATCCTCTTATTCCATTTCTCCACTACTAACCTTCATAATATCCATAAACGGAATTTTACTTTCTTCCCCATACATGGAGACATGGACTCTACGTGTTTGGGCATCTAATTTTGTAACTCTACCACGCACGGGTTCTTCTTTCCCCCACACCTTTAAAGAAACCATGGTTTTCTCATTATATGCCTCTTGAATTAGGTTCCCTATTTCTTCAAGTTCAAAATCATCCCGGGTTGGTCTTTTCGGTCCTTTTTTCTTTGCCACAACGATCCCTCCAATGTATGTATTCCAACCCTATCATAGCATTATCATGAATTGTTTTGAATGATAATCTCATGTATATAATGTTGAATTCAATATTTTATTTATTGCGTGAGGCGTTTACTCTTGTATAGGAATTGTCGGTCCCACCTTTCGAACATTTTCTTTTAAGCTTCCTGTAAGTTTGGGACCTTTTTTTCATTTCTAAAACATAAAAAGACCGCATTTGGCAATAAAGTAACCCAGATAACAGCGATTGAAGGTGCAGTCAATCATGCCTCTGCGGTCTTTTTGTCAAGTTCTAAATTTCCTCTGGATTAATCTAATACTTTTTCAATAGTAGGTAAAATCGCAATTGGTGGATTTGAACGATGTGCTAATTCATAAAAGACATTTACCTTGTCTCCTACTGCATATGTTTTATTTTCTGGAATAGGAGCAATTAATATCTTACCTTGATCAAGTAGATCACCCCAATCACCATTCAATGCTTCCTCTATTGAAGGTGCATCCACAATAGTCATGTATACGTCACCAACTGAGATAACATAGCCTGTGAAAGGCAATTGCTCCTGTTTGCTGGCAGATGAGATAGAAGTGTCCTTCAACGAAGATTCATCTGAATGTGCAAAAGCGGGTGTAAGTCCTGCTGTTAATCCTAAACCTAATGTAAGAGAGGTTGCTACAGCTATTAACGTCTTCTTTGTGATCATAGTTCTAATCCTCCTTGTATTTTTTGGTTACATAACCTTATTTCTACAAGTAGATAAGAATATCCTTTATATTGCCATATATTTAATAAATTTGTCACAAAAGAGAAAAAGAGTACTTAGGAAATTGTCTAGGCACTCTTTTTGTATTAGCTCTTAAAGCCCGGTTGCAAAATCATGGGTTTTAAGGTAAGACAGTTGCAATAAGCTTTTGTCAAGACCTTTGAATAATTTTTTTCAGAATTTTAAGTAATCCCCATGACAATCTTACCTACAACCAAATTTATAACTTAATATAATAGTAGAAACAAAAATATATTTTTTTCATTCATGGGAGAAAAAATTTATGTTTTTTCTAAAAAAATTAAACATATACTTTAGTTGCAAGACAAATTTTTAGAAAAGTGAGGAGAAAGAAATGGAAAACCAGACAAAATCAGTACGTCAAGCTTTAGTAATTACTTCAGATCCGCAGTATCCCTGGACACCTAAGATGGATGATGGGGGAGGAAGCTCCAATGAAAGTGATGCTGAAAAAGAAAGGGTTTCCGAAAAGTTGATAAGAGAACAATATCAGGATATTAATTCTTATACGAGAGAGGTGCCAAATTCATCAATTATTATTAATGGAGATTACACATCATACGGAAGAATGAGTGAACTATCTAAAATGAGAGAATTAGTTAAGATATTAGATAAACCGTATTATTATGGATTAGGTAATCATGACATTGAAAATAACAAAGGTACTCATCCTTGGGATGGTTTTTTTCAAAATTCAATGAATGCATATGTAAATCATGTTAAACGTCATAATTTACCAAAGGAGCAGGTAGACTTTAAGATGGACTCAATTGGTACGACTATCCAAATATATAAGGGTAGCTTTTCATATGCAGTAGACTTTGGGGATATATATTCAATACAATTAAATAATTTCCCTACAATGGAAGCATCAACAGAAGCGTGGTCGGGCGACAACATTAGATTTAGAATGTATCCTAATTTGGATTGGTTAGAAAAACAGTTGCAATTTGCTAAAAATGCTGGGAAATTTATTATTGTAAACGTTCATAAACCGAATTCTTGGGAAGGAGGGTCTAATGAAAGGTTTAAGAAATTATTAAAAGAATATGACGTTAAGGCAGTATTTTGCGGTCACTATCATACAAGTTGTGGAGACCAAAAAAATTGGTATTCAAATTATTTCGGAGACATACCAGTCTTTTTATCTGGTAGCGCTTCGCAAAGTACGTATTTGATTTTAGAATATACGGGAACATCTTTAGATGTTTATTCAGTAAGAAATAATAATTGGAAATATAGAAAGCTAGAACAAAGTATTAAGGTGGAAAAGGGTTTAATTAGGGGGACATTCAAAATTGACACGGCTCTAAAAAATGATAATACAAGAGGTTTGGATGTTCCTGCGGTGGAAAACAAACCAAATGGTAGTAGGATTGTTTATGTATGGGACGATAATAATACTGATAGGCATAAATGGTTTTTTGATTATAACCTATTTAAAGATACCCACCAAATTAAAAACGAAGAAAATCGTCTCTTAGTCTTAGCATGGATTGTTGATTCTCCAGATTCTGGGAAAGTTTGGGTTCACCCCGATGAACAAAAAGACGAACATTATTGGATCCTGGAGGAATGTGAAGATGGATATTACATTATTAAAAATTATAGGAATCCGAATTACGTATTGTTCACTGAAAATGGCAAAAATGGAAATGAGATTAAATTAATTTATAGAGTATCTCCGAATTCATATTGGTATAATAATACAAGATGGAAATTAAGAAAGGTTTGGTAAGGAAAGCAAAGAAAGGGTCTGTAAAGATTTATGTGTAAACTTTTTTAAAAGTATTTCCCCCCGAGGGGGAAATCGTGTTTCTAGCGTAAGTGGTGGCCGACTCGGTCCGGGAAAAAACGGAGAACTGAAGCAGCATTTGTCCCCAGTTTTCGGACACGGCCTACCCACTTGCACTTTATATCCATTTTGTTGCCTTTTCTGCCCCTAACCAGTTTTTCCCATGCCCTTTAAGGACATCCGTTCAATTTTTGCCAGCTTGGTTTAGGTATGATAATCTTACTTTATTGTTAGCTCACGTTCTAACAATATCCAGTGTCCGTTGGTAAATTAACACCTTCGTGATCCTTTTTTATGGGGTCTAAGAAGATGGCTTAATTTAGACTATGTCAGTGCTAAGAAAATGATTCTGCTAAACCCTATTAACCATTTTTTGCCTTCTCCTTTAAGGAATTCAGTGCACTATCGATATTATAGTAACGGTATTTGTTAGTAATACCTTCACTTTTGTTACTGAATGATGGTGTTTTGTTACTGAGTGGGCATATTTCGTTACTGCTCCTTCTTCACAGCGCTCTTACCAGCACTATATAGCCCACATGATGTAAGACCGGAGATAATGCCAAACATAATGCTTGTCTTTATATCACCTGGGAAGTAAACAACTCCAGCCGCGATACCTAGGATAACAGATAAAACCGGAGCCAGACGAACCGGGAGTCCGACCCCTTTCGCCATTTCAACAAGACCGACTATTACAGCAACAATAACAACATCTGTGATTTCTATATTCATATTGACCTCCTACAGGCTACTCGCCAAAATGTGGTTGTTAAGCCAGGTCAATTCATCTATGGTAAGGGTATGGTTTTCAATCTTGACCATCCAGCACCAATCTGTAAATTTCCCTGCATTCCAGGCTTTCCCCATGTTGTCATAGAGCTGTTTCCATTGCCAATCTTCCAGTTGTAATGTTCTATTCATGTTGTCTTCCTCTCCTTCACTGTATGCTTGTTTAATCCGCTCTATAAAGCTTGGCACTCTTCCCTCATCTAACATCCTGTGCGGGCAGTATTTGCCACTCCAGTGCTGGTGCGGAACCACATTCTCAACTGGAATGCAAAACTGTTTCATAAGCTGGGCAATGACAATCGCCGCATTGTCCTCGGCCTTGTAATAGCGGTCCCCGTCAGACTTGGAATAGCAAATCTCTACGCCAATGGACCCGCGGTTTCCTGTTCCGTTCCCATCTCCACAATGCCAGGCATTTCGATCAAAAGGAATGCCCTGAACAGCTTCTTTATCGTCCACAGCAACGTGGAACGAAACCTCGTTATTATTCCCGATCATATAGCGAATCTCATTCTCCGCTGGGGCATCGTTATACGTATTGTGAAACGTAATATATGTTGGTGTCATCTTGTTTGGGCATTTAATGCCATATTTACTTGGGTCTACTAACATCTGTCTGATTTCCATCATTCAGCATCATCTCCGTTTCCTTTTAAAATCCCTTTGATCTCTGCTATATCACTTGAGAGTAGGCTAAAAGACTTAGCTTGCTCCCGGATGACTTGCTGGTTCTCGCTTATCGTCTTTTGATACTCTCTCTCCCGTACTTCATTTTTCTTCATCGTCGTAAACAGCAGCCAGACAAAAAGGGCCCCAAAGGCCCCCGTGTTCAGCACCGTATTCAGCATTTGTTCTTCCATAGTCTCCTCCTGTTTAATCCTTGAAGCTGTTTAAAATACTTGCCCTGTAATGCTCTGGTACTCCTGTGGCGTAATTTCTCCATACGGATTAGACCCGGTTTTTACTGCCCATCGAAGCTTATCCGCATCGATCCATTTCAGTGTATAGGCTGCGTTCCAAAATACCATGTCTATTCTCCCCCTTTAAGTCTCATCAGCTCTATCTTCAGTTGAGCCACTTCCGTTCCGAGTAGGGCCATTTGTTCGCTCATCGTGGGTAACCCTTTCCTGTTCTCAATTTCCTCGATTTCCTCTGGGGAGAGCCCCTCTTTCCATGTCTTGGTCTGAAAATCATAGATAGGCTTGTAGATTCGGCCAGGAACAGGTTCAAACACAATCGTTTCGTCTATGTTCACTTCTTCGCCTAACAGATTGAAATACAGGTCTCCATTCTTGACCAGTACCAGGGCCTCTACATATTCTCCCGTTTCTTGTTTCACTCTACTTGCTTGGATCATATCCATATATCCTCACCTCTGACCATAAAATACGGATGGAAATAGATTAAACGTTACCTTGCCAGGAAGGCCATAGGTTTCGATCACCACGTCTCCAGAAGGGTATACCGCAAGGAAATGAACCTCTTTGCCGTGTCCCTCCCAATTTTCCATCATGCAACCAATACGTACGATGCCGCTTGGCCGATACCCGGCCGGAAGATTAAAGAGAGTGGTGCCAAAATCTGTTTTCCCTCCTTCACATGCCCCGTATAAAAAGACGTAACCAAACTGATCCTTATAGTAACAAACCCCTTTGGTTTGTCCCGATTGTATATACCACCCGTTCTGGAAAGTCGGCTCCATCTGCCCGCGTGGTTCGCCCAAAAGAGCATAACCCATGAGGTCTGTTTTCTTGGCATAGTTGTCCTCTAAATCTTGCTTCCGAGGGGCGCCGATGTCCTCCGGCTTTAGATTGATATCCCCCGTTTTCCCGTTGACGGACTTTACAGGAAAGACAATGCCTTCTATTTTCTGGTCGGTATATTGTTCCGCCAGTTTTTTGTTTTCCCGGATAAGGTTCAATAGATTACCCGCAGCATTCTCATCCAATATATCCTGAATCGATTCAAACCACTCTCTGAACTCCTTTTGAAATTCGGCTGTAGTTGTGCAGTACCAATCCTGAAATTGCTGAAAGATCGCCGTCGTATCTGCCTGAAGTAGAGAGTTCACGACCCCGCACATTTGTGTGTTTAGCCGCAGGTCTGTAATATCTGCCCCGGTAATCGCAGTAGTGCCCTTCCTGATCAAAATGTCAGCAAGTCCAAGCTCATAGATATCTGCATCCCTTTGCAAGGCAGGAGCTACCGGATGACTTGCAAATTGGCCTTTTTTCACCACGGCTTTGATGAATCGCTTACCAAAGTTACACTGCAATACAACTCTATCCATTCTATTAAGTACACCATCAGCGGTTTCCACTTGAAGCGTGAACGCAGTTGTATTGGAATACATGTATCCGTTGATCCAAGCCGCGCCTGGGCGTAACGTCACATTCATGCCAGACCCGTCAGCAGTAACCTGGACATGGTCCCCTACATTCGGAAAGTAGCCATTTGTAATAAACTTGTTGAAGTAATTCGCAAAATCTTCTGCCGCATACTTCCGGTCCCCATTCACACTGTTAAAGAACATCGATTTTTCTGCCATCTTGTCACCCCACTGTCTTTTTGATCTTCTCTATCAAAGTTGGAATACTGTTGCCTAGTGTTGCATGAACAGACACCCCGTTTATATCATACATTTCTTCTACTTCTGTTATGCGGGCAGCTAGAGACACCCCATATGTTTCTGACATGGCCGTAATCACGTCCCCCAGATCAAAATCCTTTTTGTACTCAAGATTTCCTTGCAGATTGATTTTGCTTTCGAAAGTGAGAATAGGTTTATGTTCGGCTAATTTATTCCATCCTCTTTCTTCAAGCATTTGGATATATTCATGTTCTGGGATGGGGTCATCAGATGTTGTATCCTGCAGGTCACGGGCATCCACGAACATTTCATACCGATCTAAGCCTGATGCTTCTCCAATGGTGACCCTTTTCCGTTCGTCTCCCTCTCCCGCCCCTGCAATGAGTGCCACGTTTTTAAAATCCGCATAGCTCTCCACCAAGTTTTGTTCGATGACATTTTCAAACTCTTTTTTAAAGACAGCAGGCGCAAGTTTGCTTTGATGAATCGTCAGATCACGCCCCTCCCAGACATTGAATAAGAGCTTCTTTGTTTGCGTGTCCATGCGGATCATAAAAGAGATGTCGCTTGTTTCACTTAAGGTTTTAAGCTCATCCAGTACCTGCTTATCCGATACCTGGACATTCATGTTTTTGCCTATGTTCATGGGAGGCCCGATTTCAAGTAATGGAATCACCCTTTCAGGTGTTGTCTCTATGCAGTTCGCCTTGACCAGCAGCTTCATCACGTTTTCCACCGTGTCATTCGGAAACTCTCTATTCCAAACAAGGCGGCGAGACAAATAACTGGTCAGACACGGTGCTACGATTGTTAATTTTTCGTCATCCCCTTCTCTTTGCATGATGACAAAACCTTCAGTAAGGTCTGTTGATTTCGCAATGATGTTCCCTCTCTTAAGCAGGCTAATATGCTCATCCGTCACAGCACACTCTACTGTAAGTGAATCTACATCATAGTATTTGCGCAGGTGCGAAACGGAATTATACGCATCGACCATTCCGAGAACGTCCAAGTTTCTGTCCAAAACATATAACTCCATATTCATGCCCCCAAGTATTGCGGTGTATAGTAGATATCGATGTTTAAGAATTCCAGATTCTTTTCCGCGTCATACCTAAAAAGATTATCTCCGGGATATAGCTGGATGAAGCTTGAGCCTGGGAAATCTAGATACTGAAATATGTTGGTCGTGATGCCGCCTTTGGTCATCTCTACTCTCTTTGCCCCATAATAGGTTGTCACGGTAATCACTTCCCCGTCCTGCATCGTTTTGTTCAACTTGATATACTCCCTGGTATTCACGTTGAGAAGAGAGGGATTCGTAACGGTGCCTTGTGCCTTGAACACGATTCTCATTCCACAGGTGTGATCACCCGGGTTATAACAGTTTACGATGAGGCTCGGTTCCCGGTATCCAAGTTCTACACCTTCTCCTGCTGGAATCTCCCATGGAAACCCGAAAGCACCTTTCCATAAAGCTATTTCTTGCTTGGTTTCATCCACATCCCCCCAATACGGATGGTGGGCAATAAGGGGAATCGAAACTTTCCTGGCTTTGGGTGTCTTATTTTCTTTTCCCTTTAAAAATTGGGGAGAACCGTCCGGCACCGCCATTATGGCCCGTCGTTCTCCCCATTCTTCATGTATTAGTTTGCCTTCGCCAAGTTTAGGGTTGAAAACTTGATCCAGGATTCTTTCTAACTCTCTGCGTTGCCGCATGTCACTTGCTTCAATGAACAGCTCTATACTCATGTCCCGCGGTTCAAGGAAGTTATCCAGGTACAGTTCCCCATCTTGGTTAGCCGATTTTCCTGTTTGCATGGATGTGGTCGCCCGGCCAGGATCGAATTCAATCAGCTTGAATGGAGGGTTGCCGATCATGACGCTCTGGCCGCGGGAATTGATAAATGTAATCATGTGATCAGCCCCCATTCTAAACCTTGTCTTTGTTGAGCCCTACGGATTTTCCGTGCCATTTCCGCGGGTGAAGTGCTGTCTGTGTAAATGTTGATGTGAGCCGTATACCCACCGCCAGAAGCGCCCCGTGCCTTCTCTGCAGCAGACAGTGGCGTGACTTTCACGCTGGAACCACTCTTTTCAATGAGTTCCGGACCGGCTTCCCCAACAATCGCGGCTCCTGATCCTAATACGCTTCCACCTTCGGCCAACATGGGAATGTGGGGAATGAGCGGGGCATCTACGCCAGGTATTTTATTTAACAGTTCAGCAGGCGTGTTAAAACCATCGATAAACTTGTTGATGATCCATATAATGCCGTTTAACACGGCCTTGATGCCTGACTTGATCCCTTCCCAAACTCCCAGGATAGCGTCCTTCATCCCTTCAAAAACGCTGGTGACTTTCTCGGAAATAGCCTTAACCGGCTCCATAATCACGCTTTTCATGCCATTCCAGACTACTTGGGCCGCAATTTTAATGCCGTTCCAGATTCCTTCAAGAACGCTTTTGATCCCGTTCCAGACGGAACTGCTGACCGTTTTAATGGTGTTCCAAATGGACGAAATAAAGTCCCCAATACCTTGAAAGACGGGTTTTACAACGGAAACGAGTCCGTTCCACAAACCCATCAGGAAACTTTTGATGCCATTCCAGACGGCAGCGCTCACGGTTTTGATGGTATTCCAAACGGAACCGATAAAATCGCCGATGGCCTGAAAGATAGGAGTTGCAACGGAAACGATGCCGTTCCACAGACCTACTAAAAAGCTCTTAATCGCATTCCATACCGTGCTGCTCACCTCTTTAATCGTGTTCCACACGGAGCCGATAAAATCGCCTATAGCTTGAAAGACCGGTGTCGCCACATACATAAGAGCGTCCCAAATCGCTTTTAGATACTGGGTGATATATCCCCAAACGGCACTTGTAACGGTGGAAATGACATCCCAAACCCCTTGGATAATCGATCCAATAGTCTCAAAGATAGGAGTCACAAACTCGGCGATCCCGTTCCAAATCCCCACCAAGAAATCCTTGATGGCATTCCATACCGCGCTGGTGGTATCCAAGATAGACTGCCAGGCAGCTAAGCAAGTGTCCACGAGGCCGTTCCACAGACCCACGAAAAAATCTTTAATTCCATTCCATATGCTGCTGGTTACATCGCTGATAGACTGCCAGGCAGCGGAACAAGCAGACTTAATGCTTTCCCACGCCTCGGACAGGTACGATACGATGGAATTCCATAAGTTGATAAAAAACTCTTTGATGCTGTCCCAGTTCATGATGATCGCAATGACTGCAGCGATGGCGGCTATGATCAGCCCAACAGGACCCAAAAGCCCTAAAAATGAGCGACTCAGTAGGGCAAGACCTGCTTTCATGACTCCCATCACCTTTGTAGCGGTGCCCAGTATGAGGAGTAACGGACCAATAGCGGCGGCTACTGCTGCAATGATTCCAATCGTATTTTGCATTTCCGGAGAAAGCCCTTGAAACCACTTCAACAATTCCGTGATTTTTTTGACAATGGCTTCTAGAGCAGGCTTCAACTTATCATAGATGATCAAAGCTACACGTTCGAACGCTGATGACATCTCCTTGATGGAACCTTTAAGGTTTTGGGTCATCGTGTCTGAAATCCGTTTGGCGGTTCCGTCTGAGTGTTCAAGATTCGTGGTCATATTTTGGAGTTCACCAGAGCCCTTATTAAGTAAGATAGCCCAGTGTTTGTAAGCCTCCGCGCCAAAAAGCGTGGAAAGCGTTGCTGATTTTTGTTGATCGGTCATTCCTTGGGTGCCCTTTTCGATTTCTGCAATGACATCCGGCATGCTTTTCATTTTCCCTTGCGCATCAAAAAACGAAATCCCTGTGGCCTTCATGACTCTTTCCATCTCAGCGGTCGGCTTCGCCAGTCGTGTTAAGGAGGAGGCAAAAGCTTGCCCGGCAATAGATCCTTTGAGTCCTGCGTCAGCAAGAAACATGAGCGCAGTTGAAGATTCCTCTAATGACCAACCGAACTGGTTCGCAACCGGGGCTAGGTATTTCATCCCTTCACCCAGCATTTCCACCTCTGTATTAGATTTTACCGACGCATACGCAAACACGTCTGCCGCGTGCGTGGCCCGATCCGCGGACATACCAAAGGCTTGCATGGTATCTGAGGTGATATCTGCTGCTGTTCCTAACTCCAACGCACCAGCAGCCGCTAAATCCAACATCCCGGGCATTGCCGATATGATATCTTGTGCATTCCAACCGGCAAGTCCCAAATATTTCATGCCTTCTGCGGCTTCTGTCGCACTGAAAACGGTTGTCGCACCCAGTTCTTTTGCGGTTTCTTGAAGGTCATCAAAATCTTGTCCTGTAGCCCCCGTAATGGCTTTTACGGTGGACATGGCGGCTTCAAAGTCCATGCCCATTTTCACGGAGGCCGCACCAAGCCCTACGATGGGAACCGTTAATCCGGCAGTAAGCGCCTTTCCCACGCCAGTTAATTTAGAACCAATGGTCTCTGTGTCCTTCGTCAGTTTTTTCATGTCTTTGTCGAAGCTTCTTATGTCAGCCCCGATCTTGACGATTAATGCCATTTCTTCACCCCACTTTCCATACCAAATCGGCACACACGCCTATCCGAATAATGCTTTTCTCTCTTCCATTTTTTCTTCTAGGGTCATGTTTCGCTCATCGGGGAATAAGGGAATTTCACTCGTGCCTTTCTTCCTCACCAAGTTCCGGCCAGCATTACAGATGACATTACGCATAATGTGCGCATCTTCTTTTACCTTTTCATAATGACGGTCTACAAGCAGATGAAAATCATAAGGTGTCAGACTCAGAAAATCAGCAAGAGATAGGTTCAAATCAACCAGAGCCATCTGGAAACAGGTATCCAGATAGTCATCTATCGTGATTTCTTCTGCTTTTTTTTTGGATCCGGATCATGGGATTGTTTCGTCTTAATCTGAATGGATTCTCGCAGAATCTCTGCGAAATCCTCAACATACATCTCAGATAGAATGTCATCCATGATATCGGTTGCCTGTTCAAGTGTGAAGTCTTGTCCGGCAGCATGTAAACCAACCCAAAATATCTGGATCAGCTTACCGGGATCTTTATCGATATCTTCCATTCCTTTTTTGCTCAACAAGTCGATTCCTTCATCACGAAGTTTAATAATAGACGAATATGGAATCCTGAATGTATACACCGTTCCATCTTCTAATCGAAACTCGGTTCCTTTTTTCATTTCTTCGTACCTCCAGGAGTGTCTTCGATCATCTCCAGCGCTCCGCTGCCTTGGAAACTCAGGGAATAGGTCACCAGATCGTCATACGGCATTTCCAAACTTGCATCTGTAATGGTAGCTTCGCCCGCATATTTGCGTCCGCTTGGGAGTTCAATGTAGATTTTGACGTTTTCACTATTTAACCAAGCATCTTCAAGCTCCTTATACGCCTGATCATTTTCAACAAAGACCCCGTCCGCGTCAATGGACCATTCCTTAAACCCTTGAAGAGACTCTTTCCAATATCCTCCTGTATCTTTTGAGGTGGCATCTATGGTCTCAGCGCTTCGGCTGATGGTTGCGTTTCGTTGACCCGCAAGAATTTTCCCTTGCTCTTTGGCACTTCCAACGCGCAATATGCACTTCATGCCTGCTAATTTAGCCATACTATTCACTCCAATCTAGTTTCATTCTGTATTCGATCGTCGCCTGATACAGCGATTCCGCGATCTCCTGAACCTCCCGGCTGATCACGGATTGATCCATCAAAAAAGCACCTTCCACCTCTAATTCTTCGGTTAAAGATGCTTCTATTTGTTTCAATATAGCGATGGACTCTTTCTTTCCTTTTGCATTAGAAAATACGTCAAGGGTAAGCGTAACAATCTCACCTGTGCTTGTTTTGGTTTCGAAAGGTTCCGAATACACACGAGAAAACGTCACATAGGGCAGCAACGTTTTTTCTGGCACATAGTCATATACCCCTTTAATCATCGGCATAAGAGCCGTACAAGACGTTAAACGCCTGTATACGGCCTCCTGTACTTCATATAGTTTCGTCACGGCTAAAAATCCTCTCCAATTCCTTGTTATACCTGCCTTCGGCATGTCTTTCCGCTATAGACATAAACGGTTTTTTTGGCATTTTCCCCCGATTCGCGCCCTTTTTATTTTTCCGCTGCCGTGTGCCATACTCGACCAGGTGCCGGTGCGCTCCTTTTGGCTTCCTTGGAACGACAGTTGCAGAAAGGCCGCCTTCCATATACTTAGGTCGTATGCTTCTTTTCAAATCGCCGGGTTTCCCTTTGGATTTCTTTCTGCCTGCAGGTGAAACGGGAGCTAAGGTTTTACCTTCCTTTTGGATGCCGGTTGCGGTTTTCTTGACCAGCACAATGGCAGCTTGTTTTCTTTCCATTTCAAATAGTCCGATCTTCCGTACCGTCTCTGGTATCCCTAACACTTGGATGTTCGCCATTAGATGTTCTCCACACAATGAAGGATCAACGTGCGATTCGCTTCATCCACATTGATGATGTGCTGGATATCAAAGAGCCG